CCGCCGCCGGCACCCCCGCCAGCACCGCTGGCCCCGTTGCCACCACCCCAATTGGCGCCCGCGCCGCCGTTGCCCGCATAGCCGCCAGCCCCGCCTCCGCCGCCAGCAGTCGCACCCGTAGTGCCATCGCCGCCGTTGCCGCCATTGCCCCCTCCGTCACCAACGTAGCTCCCACCGGAACCTCCGGTCGATGTGGGAGTCGGGTAAACGGCTCCGTTACCCGAATACCCCGCAACAGTTCCGGTGCTGATGAAGTAGCTTGCCGGGTGAGTAAAACCTGAGTTGGGGCCAAATCCGCCGCTGCCAACAACGACGGTATAACTGTTGCCCGGAACAACGGAAATGTTGTTCTTCCAGCCAAGGCCGCCACCACCTCCGGCGGCTTGGAAGTTTCCCCAGCCACCGGCTCCAACGCACACCACGCACACGCTGGTGACACCTGACGGGGCAGTCCAAGTGTGCGAACCAGCCGTCGTGAAGAGGTCTTGGCCGGAGACCAATCCGCCCCTGAGCAGCATGCGATTCAGCTCATTCATAGGCCATCACGAGTTGTAGTTGGTCTGAGAGACGCCGCGCCAGCTTGTGCCGCCATCGTCGGTCACAAAGGTCAGCAAGTGAACTTTGCCGGTGGTCAATGTGGGAGCAGTGCCTGCAGGCCATTGGACGCCAGAGAACCACGTCACCGTGCCGCTGGTGTGCGTGAGCTCGAGGGTGAAGGCGTAGGCCCGGCTGGCGGGCACGTTGCTCACCGTGAACGTGCTGTTGGCGTTGATGGTCTTGGTGAAGTAGTTGCCGGCCGAGCAGTCGATGTTGAGTGCGCCGACTGCGACGATGTTCGACATCTGGTTGCCGTTGACATCCAGCTTGCCCGCAGGGGCAGCCACACCAATCCCAAGCCCCTTCGCGCCCAAGCGCATCTGCTCAACGGAAGCCCCAGCGATCACCGTCTCAAACCACAAGTCGGCATCCTCGGAACCAGCAGTCGGGTCTGTGATCTCCACGCCAATGCGGGCGTACTGCTGGTCGGCTGCGCCGCTGTCCTTGCCGCGCCAGATGATCACGCCGATCTGGTCGGCGGCCGCTGGGCTGGCCGAGTTGCGGTAGAGCACCAGGTCAGGTGCCGCAGTGGCCGAGGCGTCGGTCGACTCCAGCACCACCAAGTCGCCGGTGTTCAGGCCGCGGAAGGTGTAGACCCCCGAGGCCCCCGTCGCGCCAAAGGTGACGTTGCCGACGTCGTCAAACGTCAGCCGGTCCACGCCATTGGTCGACAGCAGCAGCGGCAGCGTGTTGTTGGACGCCAAGCGCACTTGGCTTGCAGTGGTCTGGAACTGGCCTTGCGTCGTGCCACTGCTCTGCAGCAGGACGCGAGAGTCGGCCCCGGTGTTGACCGTCAGGTTGCCCGTCAGCGTGCCGCCAGTCAGCAGCAGGTTCAGCGACGCCGCACCCGTCAGCGAACCCACGAACGTGGTCGACGTCACCGACGTCAGCCCAGCCAGCGTGGTGGCCGTGCCGCCCAGGCTGACGCTGGTCGAGCCGATCGTCAGGCTGCTGTTGGTCAGGCTGGCATTGCCGATGTTGGACAGCGTGTTGGCCGCGCCGCTGATGGTCTTGTTCGTCAGCGTCTCGGACCCGGACAGGGAGACGAAGTCAGCGTCCGACAGGGCTGCGTTGAACTGAGCCAGAGTCCCCGTCAACGTGTTGCTGGACAGGTTCAGCGTCTTGTTCGTCAGCGTCTGCGTGGCCGTCGTGCCGACGAGGCTGCCTGCCGGAGTCGTGAGCGCCTCGACGGCGGTGCCTCCGGCGTTGATCGACAGCAGCTTGTTGCCATTGCCGCTCAGCGTTGGCAGTTTGTCGAAGCCGGCCGCAATCAGCGCCAGCTCGGCGCGCATGGACGAAGACGTGGCGGGAGAACCCGTGGACGGGAATGATCCGGCGTTGTAGAAGCTGTTGCTCATCGAAGTCCTCTGCGGGCGCTGTAATGCAGGATCACTGAGTTGACGGTGAAGGGTTGATAGAGGGCAGAGACAGAAGCCACGCGCACGGCGACGTTCTCGGCCGAACCTTCCATCTCCACCTCAGAGGGCGCAAGGGTGCGACCGTCCCAGACAAACGAGTCCCAGACCACGCTGTCCCAGAAGCTGGCAACCAGGCTGGTTGAATAGCTGCGAGAAGTCCCCTGCTCGTACTCCGTGGATCCGTATCCCAAGTCGTAGTTGAAGGCGAACTCAGCAAACGACTCTCCAGTGATCTCCAACGAGGCGCGCCGGAAGCGCTTGATCGCTCGCGGCGTGCCGATGGCGTTGAAGACCAAGGTCATCGAGGCGGAGATATCCTGGCCGTCGAACGATGCCCCAGAGTCCAGCCGGTACACGTAGCCGCTGGTCGAGCCGAAGAACGCCGTCTCTGACCCGTCTGGCTTCTCGCCCTCGCACATGCAGGTCGCCGGGTTCGGGAACTCCACCGGCATGGCGCCCATCATCTGGCCGTTGACGAACGTCAGGTACAGGCCTGAGCCATCGCTGAAGAACAGACGGTACTGGCCCTTCTCGCGGTTGACGCCGCTGGCCGTGACGAGGGTGCGCCGCTGCTGGACGAAGGGACGGATGTTCAGCGTCAGCGCAGACGAGTCGAAGTTGCCGTAGTTCAGCGTCGTCTGCAGATTGATGACGCCGCGGTCGTCGAACACGTAGCTCTGGTTGATGTTCTGCGCGCTGTAGGCCTTGGCCCCGGTGCCCACGTTGTAGGACACCAGATTGAAGTTGGCCTCGCTCGAGCCGTACAGGATGAACGTGTTGCTGTCCGAGTAGATCGCCATGGCGCCCGTGGACTGGTCGCCAGGCTGCACCAGGAACGCGGTCACGTTGTCGATCAGCGCGATCTCGCCGGCACCCAGCACCGGGCTCCATGAGTACGGGTCTCCGATGGAAGAGAACTGCACCGAGTTGCCGAACGACAGGAACAGGTGCTGCTTGTGGAAGGCAATGTGCGTCGGCTTGTCCACCGTCATGCCGGTGGCGATTGGCACGTAGACCGTGCCGTCGAACTCAAAGGCACGGTTCTGGCCATCGCACCCGTACAGGCGCGTGGAGTTGACTGCGCCACCGAAGTTCGCGATGACGGTCTCCACGCGCCCGCCTGGGGCCAGCGTGATCGCTGCCTGGGCGCCGCCGCTGACCGCCTTTGTGGCGGCCGCAACCTGCAGGTTCTCGCCGTTCTGAAACGTGCCCGTGACACTGGCGAAGATCAGACGCCCGGCCGCGTCACTGGTCGTCCAGTCGCCAGACTGCAGCACCACCCGGGTGACCACGCCAGACGCGCCGCTTGTGGCGCCCGTGACGGTCTGCCCGGCAGTGATGATGGCAGTGCCCGTGGCGAAGGCGAGTTCGACGCCCAGCGACACCGCCTGCCAGCCCGTGCTGCTGGACTTGTACATGGCCAGCGCAGTGCCGCCCGCGTTATTGCGCCAGGCGTAGACCGTGCCGCCGTAGTAAGCCACCCCGCGGATCGGGCCTGAGCCCGGCACCACGCCGATGTCGCTGCGGTAGACGTTGGCGGCCAGCGCCTGGTACTGAGCGGCCTGCTGAGACGTGACACCGGAGGCAGCACTCAAGGCCGTGACGGTGCCCTGCGAGACGGCAGACACAAGCACGTTCTCGCTGACCGCGAACGACCCCGTGGCCTTGGTGTAGATCACCGTGCTGCCGCTGACCAACACGACAACGCCTGTGGCGCCAGAAGTCCCGCCGGTGATCGTGTTGCCCGCGGCGATGCTGCCCGTGATCGCCACTGTCAGCGCCGCGTACTGCGCGGCCGATGGCGCAGGCCTTCCGTCGAACCGCTCGTACCCGGCAATGCGGGTGTAGCCGCCAGTGATCGACGCCTCAAAGTTGACCGCATCCCGCGCCACCCCGGGCTTGAGCGACAGCGTCGGGGTGACCTGATCTAGGCCACCACCAAGAGGAATGAGGGCGTATTGGACCTTGGCGAACTGCGGCGCTGCTGCCATTGCGGTCCTCAGGCCAGCGGGTTGCCCAGGTAGACAGCCGGCAGTTGCTCGCGCTCAAGCTGGCTCATCAGTGCGGAGTAGCCCCTCTGCGACTTGCTCATCACCTCGGGCGCGGACTCGTACAGCGCGTAGTCCTCCATCGCCTTGTAGACGATGAGCATGTGCAGGTGCTCCGGCATCGCGGGCGTGTCGGAGTCGCCCGACAGCGCCATCGGGCGCTTCTGGTACTCACCCACCACCGTGTAGATGTCGTCGGGCACGTTGCCCATCATCAGCGCCTTGTCCATGGGCTTCTCGGCGAACACCACCGGCCGCCCCTGCTGCGTCGTCTGCAGCCCGAAGCGGTAGGTGTTGCGGAAGACCTGGTACTCCCACTCGACCAGCCACTGCTCGTCACCAAGACCGATGGCGGTCTTGTACGTGCGCAGCGTGTCCTTGAACCAGTAGCGGTGGTCGGTCAGCCCCGCAGCGGCCGGCGTGTAGTCTCCGGTGCCGGCCACCGTCTGGAAGCTGAACGTGTCGCGCATGAAGTGCCAGGTGTCGTGGACGCCCTGGATCTCCACCCACGCATCGTTGAGCCAGTCGACCAGCTTCTTGGCCTGCCCGACCTGACCGACGGTCGTGATCGGGCCGGTGCCGGCAACGCCGCACTCCTGGCGCAAGGTCTGGACGAGCTGCAGAAAGTTCATGTCAGGCCGGGGTGGACAGCATCTGCTTCAGCCACGGGGCGCCCCGCTTGGGGTTCGGGTCGTGCGTGACGCTGAAGGGGTAGCTCAGTGACAGGACGTTCTCCTCGACAAAGCCCATCGAGCCGTCGGGGTTGACGATCTTCTTCTGGCGCACCCGCGACTGCTTGGCCTGGGCCAGCACAGCGACGTGGTAGCGGCGCAGCCGCACGGTGTCACCGCGCACGGCCATCTTGTAGTCGCCGTTGACGTTGACCTCGACGAACGCGGGATCGTTCTCGGACTGCGGTTCGTGGAAGTGGACCTCGAGCTCGTCGCGCATGAACTGCTCGTCGTCGAGCTGCTTGGAGCTGTAGACGCGGTCCATGTCCACCTCGATCGCAGCACCGGCCTTGCCGGCCGCGGTGTCTTCGATGCTGGTGGTCTGCACCTTGCCCACGATGTCGACGTCTTCCGAGTCGATGGTGCGCTGTCGCTCGTAGCTGTTGACGCGGTTGCCTGCCATGATGAAAGTCTCCTTGGGTTGCGTTCACCGGGGGCCGCCCGAAGGCAGCCCCCAATCCTCATCAGGCCGTCAGCGGCTTGGTGGGGACAGCGAACAGGTCGTAGAAGGTGTCGGTGATACCCGACGCGCTCAGGTCCACCGAGCCAGGGGTGAACGTCGCCGAGGCGTTGGTGTCGACGCGGATTGCGCCGACCACAGCGACGTCGCCAACCGGCGCGGAGGGCCACTGCAGCGATGCGGTGCCAGCGGTGACGTCAGCCGTGAGCACGGCGCGGCCGGCCACAGTCGAGAAGTTGCCGCCAGAGTCCAGGCACACCAGGTACAGGCACGAGCTCGACACGGGCACGGTGGCGTGTCCGGCCGAGAACGCGACGTTGTTGGTCGCACCCTTGGAGCGGAACACGCCGTCGGTCACGTAGGTGATCGTGTTGGCGGTCTGGTAGGTGTTGGCGTTGGTGCCTTCGGCCAGGCCGCCGGCGGTCAGGGCGAACGAGCCGCCTTGCGAGAGCTTGAGGTTGTCCATGATCGTGAGATCCTTTCTTGATCAGGCAGTGAATTGAGCTGCAGCCAAACCGACGGTGGCCGCGTAGTCGGTGCCAGAGACACCAGCGTCGAGGTCCAGCTTCGCCAGAAGAGCTGCGTACTTGGTACGCACGTCGTTGAGCTCGGCGCGCAGCGTGTCCAGCTCACGAGTGAGCTGAGCGCGCTCGCTGACGGCGAGACTCTGGGTCGTGTTGAGAACTTGCTTGTAGGCCATGGTGTTCCTTTCAACGAGGGGGGCCGAAGCCCCCCTCAGTTACATCACAGACCGGAAGCGGCCGCCTCGAGGCGAACCATCCAGTTCTCGTTCAGACGCACTGCGGACTTGTAGAAGTTCGCGCCGACGTAGCCGAACTGGCCCATCGGGTTGGCGTGCGTGATCTGCTTTGCCGGCAGGTAGATCGGCTGGATCGCGCCCATGCCCTTCAGTGCCACCTGACCCCAGGCCTCCTGAGCCACCACCATCAGGGGGTAGACGTCAGCCGTGGTGCCAGCGGTGCCACCGTTGGACAGGAATGCACCCGCCGTGATCGAACCACCGGCCTGCAGGAACGGGCGGAAGTACGGGCTGGTGATGAAGCGGAACTGCTCCACCGCACCGATCTCGCGCTCATGCACAGGCTTCTGGGTGCCGTACTCGACGACAGGGGTGAAGCCCGCCAGGTTGCGGATGTCGGCTTCCATGTCGGTGTGGATGAACACCAGGTAGGCCGGGTGGATGCCGGAGGTGCCGAAGTTCGGGCCGGCGGACAGCTTCTCGGTCACGCGCTTGGCGTGCGCGGACTCGAGCTGACGAGCAGCCTGGCGCAGCTTGTTCAGCGTGATGGCGGTGTTGACCGCGACGCGAGAGGCGCCGTTGGCAAACACCACGTTCGTGCCACCGCGCACCACGCCGTAGGCGATCAGCTCTTCGATGGTGGCCATGTGCTCGCCGACCAGCTTGGTCATGTCGCCGGGGATGTCGTCCTCGTACATGGACTCAGCCTTGGACGAGAGCTTCATCAGCACGCCGTACTGCTGCAGGGTCACCTGCACGTCCTGGTACGTGATGGTGCGGGCCGAGGGGGTCACGCCTTCTTGCAGCAGGTAGTTGCTGGTGGTGACGTTCGGCGCGCCGTTGGAGCCGGCGTCGATCGGCAGGGAGCGACGGAACACGACCGTGTCGGTCTTGTTCTGGGGCACTTGCTTCTGCATGCCGAAGCTGCCCAGCACCTTGATGGGCTCGGCGTGCTTGAGCATCTCGCGCTCGGCCATGATGAGGTTCCGCGAAGGAACCAGGGAATAGGTCTGCATGGTCATGATCGGTTACCTTTTTTGGCGATCAAGTTCATCGAGGTAGCGCCAGTACTCCTGCGGCGTCATGTCCTCCACCGCCTTGGTCCGGGTAGCCGAACCAGAGCGACCTGAAGGGATGGCCGCCGCAGCCGACAGGCGCTGCGTTCTTGTTGCTGCCGACGTCTTCGTGCCGTCTGCGTAGAGGTCCAGGAGTCGCACAGCGTCCTGCGGGCTTGCGCTCGCCGCCAGCATCTGCACTTCTCTCGGTTGCCTCTCCAGCCAGCCTCGGAAGACAGGCTGCGTCACAGTCTCTTTCCAACCCGGGTGGCGCACTTCCACCGCAAACTCCGACTGCAGGCGATTCAAGTCGTCAGCGGTGACCGAGGGCTGGGCCTGCACAGGCGGTGGCTGCTGCGGGATCCGCTTGACCACTTCCTGCAGCCGCTCCTCGAGCGCTGCGTCCATCGCCTCGGCGAACTCTGGGTAGTCGCGCCTAAGGTTCTCCATCGCCTTGGATGACTTCTGCGCCTCGGCGATCTGCTTCGCCGAAGGTGCTTCGCCGCCATGGGCTGTGACCTGGTGAGCCGTCTGAAGCTGCTGCTTCAGTTGGCTGTTGAGGCCACCGATGTGTCCTTCTGCATTCCGAAGTCGCTGCGTCGTCTGGTTCAGAGCGGACTCCAAACCGGCGATGCGATCCATCAGAGCCTGTTGATCAGGGCTTGGGGCGTCCTGCTGCTGCGTGCCGGCCGCGGGGGCGGGCTGCTGTTCAGCGGGAGCCTGGCTGCTCGCCTGCTCCAGTTGCTCGTCTGTGGCCGTGCGTTCTGCAGTGACCGGGCTTGCGGTCTCTTCTGCGTCCAGCTCGTCCCAGATCTTCTTGGCTTCGGCCTGCGGGTTGATTCGTTCCTGTGTGGTGGTTGACATTGGGCTCTCGTCTCACGGTTGGCCGTCAGGCCGGGTTGTCTTCGCCGAGGAGTTCCTCGGGGGAGACTGCTTGCCCCGCGCTTGCGTCGTCCGCAAGGGCGAGGATTCGTTTGACCTCGGCGATCGAGCCACGAATCGCCGCTGTCTTTTCTGGGCCGAAGGACTGGTTGTCATTCAGCTCACGCAACTCCTCGAGCCGCTGCTCAAGGCCTTGCGTCAGCCGCTTCCAGGTCGGCGTCTGGAAGTCTTCGTACTTCATCGCACCAAAGAAAAAGGCCACCCTTTTGGGGTGACCTCAAACACTTCATCAGGGAGAACGGGAAACTGCACTGACAGTGACCCGGGGCGAACTATAGCATTGTGAAGTTCGACGTCAAGCACCGGAAATGGATCAGGCCGCCCAGGGCACCCCGGCCGCTGAGGTCGGGTTCTTCTGCTGGTCGATCTGAGCCTGCACAGCAGCCTCATGCGCGGCCACGGTGTCAGTGCCCATCTCGTCCTGAACCCACTTAATAACAGTGGCTTCTGTCAGGCTGTCGTAGGGGATGAAGTCGGGGTCTGCCGGGTCTTTGGCGGGGAAGCTGATCGTGCCGTAGACGCTGCCAGAGGCATCGCCGTCAGTGGCCGAGACGCGCCAGTGGGCGGTCAGGACAACGCCGTCAGGCAGGCTGCGGTCAAGTTGAGAGATGGTCCAGTTAAAAGTCGTGGTCATGGTTTTTCCTTTCAGGGTTGGGGATCAGGGTC